AGGTTACTTCTCACAAATACTGTAGCCATACCATATTTATAATTTTCATGTGGTAAATCAGTAGCCGTATAACTATAAAGTGAATAGTTATAAACTCCTGCGCTTAATGTTACTGCTTTTTCTAAAATGGAAGTAGTTAATTGTATAGTACCGTCAACTTTTGCAAGGTCTGCGGTGGTGGCATCTTTCTCCCAACCTTTCCATACTCCGTTATACATTGTACGTTTGTATACTACCGTAGTACCTACACCGTAAGAAGTAACCTTTTGAAAACCGTATGTGGAAGTAACTCGAACACCCTCCAAATACCATGTTCCACCACCTAATACGTCATAACTTACATTGTGACTAATAATAGCCTTGTAGTAATCGTTATCTTTCGCATTTGTATGGGATGAAGCATATAACGCACCAATTTCGTCTGCCGTTTCTCCACGGTATTTTGTTACATTGTGTTTCAATAAATCAGCAAGTAACGCATACTCACTCGCAAACTTACTCAGCGTTTCATCGAGTATTTCCGCATTTTCGTTGAAATCATCGACATTGTAGAACTCTCTTTGTTCCGGTTTATTCAAACCATAATTTTTAGTCTTTTGCATGTTCTCACCTCATTTGTAAGCATGAAAAAAGCACCCTATTTGCTAGAGTGCTTTTTAATCATCTATTCTTAACTTGTGTCCACGTGTGTCTTTTACACCGAGTTCATCAAATTTTCTCTGAATCTGTTTTCGCATTTCCTCCGGACACGCATCTTTAATGTGCCAATTAGCTGGTTCAAAAACAATCCATTCATATTCTTCGTCTGTAAATGTCATTGTCATTGTGATTACCTCAAATACTTTTCAAGAATCTTACCTAACTTACTATATGCTTCCACTGATTCAGAACCATCAATGTATCCGGTAAACGTTTCAGCAAACCATTCGTGAATGTCGTCCGTGCCATAAATAGAAACCGGATATTTTGAGAGCAATTCGTCAGCAGTCGTAATGTTAAACTCGTTAGCAATTTCATTCCACAAGATGCCGTTTCCTGCAATTTTCCCTTGAGAGCCACCTACTATTTCGGAAATCATTGCTTCTGCGTTGTGTCCAATTTCATGTATGAAATCGTGATAACTAGGAGTATTCATTCCAACGTAATGATTTTTGCCAATTGCATCTCCTATAGAATAAATATGGTCTTTGAAAGCTCCTTGTACATATCCTTTTCCAAGAACGATGTCTCCACGTTCAAATGTCCACGCATCTGCGCTTGTTGCTTTTGTCGCATCCAATTCAACATAAGCCATTTTATCTTTCAACTTAGGAAGTTTAGAGACTGTCAATTCATAAGCATCTGCAAATTCCGTCATGGCTTTCGAATCTATTCCACCATCCTGCTCTAATAAATCCACAGTCTGCTGAATAAAACCATTCTGTTGCAAATAGTCTTTAAATTCATCATAATTTGAAAAACGCACTTCAATGGAATTGTGATAATTATCCACATATTCCTGCAACATTCTTTCGAATTCTGCTCTATCTACTTTATACTGGTCTCTATCAGCATAATAAACATCTTCGTCCTCATAATCGGCTCTCTTTGGTCGAACTGGACTTTTTAATGTAAATTTAGCACTTCCACTGGATTTGTCAACATATTTTTTATACCAAGCATCATATTTCATGCTTGCCGGTACATAATATGTCTTTCCATCATCGTCACGTGCTGCACGTTCAGATCCAAGCTCGAATTCATCATTGAAATACGGCACTGTGGTTGTTCTGCACCATGTATGAAATGGTGGAGCAGTAACACCAACCTCATATTCCGACATTCTGAATACTTTACCATCTAAAGCTCTGCACACATCAGATGTTTTTTTATCTAGTGTAGCAAGAACCTCATATTGCTCCACTCCAAAATCCTTATAGCAATCTTTAGTGGAAGCAGAATGAAAGAACGCTGCTTCGGTCATTACTAAGCGACCAGCTTGCCCTTTACTAACGTTGAACCGCTTTGCGATAACATCAGTGACAACGCTAGGATTCTGCCCCCTAATGATTGCTTGTGTGAGATTATTATGAAGTTCGGAGACTAACTGTGATTTCTGTTTCCAAATTCTATCACTGAAATTGCTACCGTCTGCCGCCCAAGGCTTAGATAACAATTTTTCAACTTTATTGGCATCCAGTTTCATTAAACTGTAACCAATGTTAAAACCCTTTTGAATCTCGTATGCAGTATGGTAATATCCCTCGGTATAAATCTTTTCCAAGAGCTTTGCCAAATCATCGTGTTCCTCTCCGTAAAGAGCTTCAACATGATTCTGCATCTGCAATTTCAATGCTTCCAGTCTGGAGATGTGAAATTTTGCAGAAGCGTTTTCGAGCTGCTTTGCCCACTGATTTGAATAGTTCAAAGTTCTGCCTTTTTCAACGTACTCCATAACGTTCCATCGAAATTCCTCAAGCTCATTACCACTTAAAAGTTTTCTTGCTTCCTGCAACGTTATTTCATTGTTGGTTGCGAACCGGTTGAACCACGTATCAATGTCTTTCTGAACTGCCCTAGCTGCCTTTGTGTACTGTTTTTCCAGTTCAGCAAAGTAAGCAGCACCCTTGTTCATTTGAGCGTCCTCAAGCTGCTCGAAACGCTTTCTCCAGTATTCCTTACTCTTCGCCATCTTCTACATCATCCCCATTTTCCTGCCGTGGTTGCGGTGTCTGGTTCGGAAAAGCATTCTGGTAAATCTCCATGTTTTCCTCAGATTCCTTTTTAATCTTTTCCAGTTCTGCATCCACATCATCAACAAACGGTACTTGAGAAAGAAGTGTTTCGTTAGAAATCTTAACACCAGCATTGATAAGAGTACTCATAATTTCTGCTTCATTCATCAGCATGTCTCTATTAAAGATAATCTTGACCTTTTCTTCAAAGAAATCCCCTTGTCCGGTCAGTGATAAATGAATGTTAATGAAGTGTAGCAGCTCTTCTAATGCGGATTGATATTCCGCTTCGAAATCATTTGTATCGATGTCAATGTCTTGATACATCGAAAGAATATTCATCTGGTTCGGTGTACCGGAATTCAACATCTTACCATTGAAGCTCTTCGCATTTTCAATGATTGTATCTTTTAAAATCTGCAAAATAGCTTGGTAGTTTCCAGCATTGACTTCAATACTAAGAGTACTAACACCACCTCTTGCACCATCTCCACTACGAACCTTTACTGCACCATACTGGCTTAAATTCTGCCGGAACTCTCCTAAATCCTGCCCATCATAATTTTCAATTACCAGAATTGTGTTCCGGTTATCTTCCAGCATGTGATTGTGGAACATGCTCATAAGCTCGTTGATAGCATCCTGCAGCGGCTTAACTCTACGGATTAACGGAATCTCATTGTCATTGTACTTAAATGCAATAAGAGGAATTCTATCCCAATTGTAAGGAAGTCCATTCAAGCTAATGTAGCTTTCATATTCCCCAGCTTCCACATCCGGTTGTAATGTGCTATCGCTCAGAATATATCTGTAAACACCATCGAGCTTATATACTTCGACCTTTTCGATAGTCTTTTTCTGCATACCTTGATACTTAACCACTTCATACAATCTGATTGCGAAATCCAATTCTTCGTGGTCGCTATCTTTCCAGAACGGAAGCACCTCGTATGCCGGAAATACTTTGAATTTAAGTTCTCCGTTTTCGTAATACGGAAGCATCCATGCAATTGCACCATTCATGGACTTCTTTGCAGTATTTTTCAGCTTTTTCATCATCTTCATATCAAAGATGTCCTGCAGCAAATCAATATACTGCTCATTTTCTCCATCGAATGCGATAGGCTTACCGAGGAAGTAATTGGCTTTCTTATCCACTGCAATAGCGTATTGATTGTCAATGTCCTTTCGATTTGGAAGATTAGTAACCTCCACAAGCTCACCATTTCGTCCTATAGCCATTCTTTTCTTGTAGAGGATGTCGTGATAACCCTCGTAATAAAGAAAGCCCTGAATAGCTTCTGAGCGTTTCTGAGATGCTTTCCAGTTTGCAATCTCCCTCTCCAAGAACGATTTATCATCCATGACATCATTAACACTTCTAGTAACAAAGTTATTCAGTTTTCTTGCAGCACTTGCAAAAAAGTCAAATACTGACATCGTTTCACCTACCTTAAATTTATTTTTAATTGCAGCTATGGGATTCGAACCCATGACCTCTGGAACATGAATCCAGCGAGCTACCGGACTGCTCTAAGCTGCTATAATGAACCACCCCTCCGTAGAAAGCTCGTTGCGCACCGATAGGTTTTTCACTGAACACCCAGAATGGTAATTACTCCACCCAAATGAACGTGAACATAACCAAGTGGTTACTTCTTTAAAAAATTACAGTTCAATACCTTCAATAACTGCTCTTACTTCCAAACAATGCAGATATTCTCCCATCGCTTGCTGCTGATTTCTCAACAAATCGTATGGACAATCGTGCTTAGGCATATCTACTCTTGCAAGATTTCCATATGCAGTTCTTTCTGCGGCTTCAATTCTGTTGTTGAAGTTCTTCAGCTTTTCGTATCTTTCCTTTGTCTGGTAATACTCTGCCTTAAAGCGTTCCTTGTAATCAGCACTCTGCATCATTTCAACAGTGTCTTTTAATCCCATAATTTTTGATTCCCTCCTTAATCAAAACTGTAAGTTGAACCTTGTCCAATCTTCTCTGCGATACCGGTAGTAGCATCTGGAGCATCATCGTGTTCGTTTTTACCCTCACGTTGATACTTCAACATTGCCAATGAATACTCTGGCCATCTGTCTCTCCAGTTCTCTGGGAAGTAAACATGATTCATAACCCATGTTGCATTTGAAAGAATTCTGGATTCCTTTCTCCGCGACTGGTAAAAAGGATTCACAATGCAGCGATTCCAGTTGTACTTTTCTTTCAAAATGCGAACAACGCTTCTACTGAACCCTCGACCACCGTTGTTGGATTCAATATCAGCGTTGTTCACTTTCCGGTCGTATAACATACGAGCCGTTTCCTCTTCTGTATATTCCATTGCTTCTTTTGTATATAAAACGTCAAGGACGTACGCTTCGTTCTCAAAAGTGACCCCATAGTTAATACTGCAATGATAGTCTGCACCTTCATCGGCAGTATCCGTATAGTTGCGAATCTCTTTGAACTCTGGAAGCTCGCCCTTGTACGTTTTAAACGATGTATATAATCTACCTTTCATGTCCAAAGGCTCTTGCTGGTAGTTTGCCAGCACAATGTCTTTGTTCATGTTTTTAGTTTTTAGCTCGTAGTCCTCACGACTAAGAATTTCCTCACAAAGCATACTGCCATCGTCCTGCACTGCCTTGTAATTGATATGAACCACATCTTCGTAATTCTCAAGAATGAATCCGGCTAAGTCATTACTTGTCCAGCGTGTCATAATGATAATCAGCTTGAAGCCGTTCTCTGTACGCTGCAACATTGTGGATGTGAACCATTCTATCTGCTTTTGAAGATTTGATTCGTTGTAGGCTTCTGCTGCGGATTTGATTAAGTCATCGATAATCATAATGTTACAACCGAAACCGGTAGCGGTACTGGTAGGAGAAGTAGCAAGATAGTTCGTCTGCTCCGAACCCTCCAATGCCCATTTAGAAGCACTCGCTTCGCCACGCTTAATCTGCGTGTTCGGAAATATATCGCAATATGACAAAATCCCCTCTGTAGGTTTTTCAGCAATGGTATCTCGCACTTGCTTTGCAAACGTACTGGAGAGGATTTCATTATATGAGCCGGTCATTACTTTAATCAGAGAACCATATACACCAAATAACCACTGTACAAATAACGTGGCAGTTCTCGATTTTCCATGACGTGGCGGCATGTTTACAACCATGATTTTCTTATCAGATTCCATAAACCACTGCAACGTGTCTGCTAAATCCTTTAAGAATGTTCTACTGTCCATGTAAAAGTCTGGAGCTTTTAGCTTGCAATACTCAAAAAAGTTTTTCCTCGCCAGAGCTTTTTTAATCTCTTGGTAATTCAGCATCGTCCTCACACTTCTTTGCTAATGCCTTTAATTCTTCCACCGTCAGTTCATCGTAAGGGTTGCTGGTATCAATCTGTCCAACAACATTCAAATTGTCGTCTGGCTTCTGACCGGAAGTGTCACGCAAGAATGTAATTGCCTGCGTATCTCCTTTCAAGGCTTTCTGGATCTGAGTAATAAGCATCGCTTGCTCAACTGTGATGTTCTTTCCCTTGAGAGCTGCAAAGTTCTTTACGGATTCCACATCACACTGCTTACCGGACTTTAATGGCATCCCTAATAAGATGTCCAGAGAATCTTTCATGGCTCTTTTTCTTCGTCTTGTCTCTGCCGACTTAATAGCACCGGCTTTTCCACAAGCAGAAAGCTCTTCTTTTGTCATTTCAAAAAACTGCTTTCCTTTTGGAGCTTCCAATTCTGCCATGATAACACCTCCTTAATCAAAATTAGGAATCCATGCTTTCGAATACTTGGATTCTTTATCAACATTATGCTTTTTGAATACGTTCTCCATCATCAGCAATTCGATTTCGTCCTTTGTAGCACCAATCTCTTTGCAAATATCCGGCACTGGCATTCCGTGTTCGTTTACCAGAGCTTTAATAATATCAGACATCTTAATTGCGATGTGAGAACCCTTTGCTCTGTTAATACGAATAGTCAGTAGCATGCGCTCTGGTTCTGTCAGCTGCATAATAACAACCGGAACTTTACCACCGGTCATTGCAGCAACATCTTTGTCTGCCTTTGCCAAACTAGCTCTATGGAATCCATCAATAATGACAAAATCCTGCGTAACTAAAATCGGTTGAATCCAACCTTGCTTGAGTAAGCTGAACTTTAACAGTTCCATTTCCTTGCTATAAACTACATTGGGATTGTAGTCGTTAGCACTCAGCTTTTCTACATCTACCCACTCCACGTTAGAGATAGGCATTTCGTTAATCTGCATATCAATTCCTCCAAATAAAAAAGAACGCTCATTTTAAGCGTTCTTCCATTTCCCTCGTATAATGTTTCATGTATACTGGTTCAAATATTTTACCCTCTGCCACTTTATCGAAATAGAACTTTGCATATTTATAACGTCTATGCTCTTCTCCAACTTCGATAACGTGGTAGTTCCTATGACATCTGTAACATAAGCAATGCAGCGATTGCATCGCAACCTCTGGAGTGTAATCCTCACAATGCCATTCCCTTATGCCTTTGTCTTGTCCGCATATCTCACAAGGCAACTCGCAAGGATGCGGAAGTTCCCCATCTGCTATTGCCTTTTTGACACGATATAAGTTTGCTCTTCGTTCTTTAGCCGTGAAACCCTTGTAATCTCTCATGGTAATATTCTCCTATTACCATACAGTTTATAACAAATACTTGACAAATGCAATATCTTTATTTTGCGATAATATCGCAGCTCCATTGCGAACATGGGATTTCACAGATAGCGGAGTACAGAAAGCAGTCATTTCACTTATACCACGCATCCGGCACAAATCCTTTGCATGCTCAATGAACTTCTGTAAGCATCCCTTACCACGATATTCCGGTATAGTGTAATTACTCTTGAATCGTGCGCTCTTACCTTTCAGCACTATGCAATAGAACGACACCAGCGCATCCCCATCGAATATTCCATACCATCTTGCTCCGGTTGGATTTTCGAATGATACTCGCTCTTTCTTAGCAGCTGCCATAAGCGGCTTTATTGCTAGAAAACTAATCTTCACTACCCTCATTTTCGTATTCAATATCCTCCGGTGACGGAACTTTCTTAGGCATTAACTCTCGTTTGTACTGTCCTGCAAGAACTGCTTTGAACACGTACAATACTGGATAACCACCAAAGTTTTCAATTCCCTCGTCATACTTCATTTTATTTTTACGAATGATTTCAGCATTCTTTACACGCTTATGAGCCATTGCATTCTGTTCTGCATCAGTGATTACATCGTCAATGTATTTATGAATGCCCTCGAATGAATGCTCATATTCGTATATGATGCCGGTTCTGTCGTATTCTTTCCAATACATCCCTTGAACAATCATCTCTGGAAACAAAGTAATGAGCTGCTCGTAGAACTTCGGATACAATGTTTTCTGCTTTGCGAACTGCTTAGAACATTCAGCATGTAATGGAGTCGCAACTCTGAGCTGCTGCCCATTCCACAACTGATGGTCGTAGATGTCGCAATACTTAATATCGTTTTTACAGAAGTACACGAATAAATCACGCTCTGTCCAATCGTAAATTGGCTTTACCAGCTTAATACGCTTACTCTTAGTCGCATTGATGTAATTTTCATTGCGCTTAACACAACATGACTGTAAACGTGTCAGTGATTCGTCTGCTCTGATTCCGGTCAGTATAGCAACTCTGCCTTTTTCGTTCTGACAAATAAACTCATCAGCACTGTACTGGTCGAATACTTCATATTGACCTTCTGGCAACCGGATTGCATATTCTGGCGGCTGCCGTAACCATTCTCTATCTTTATCCCACTGAACATAATCGTAAGTATTTCCCAGAATGAACTTACTGGACTGCAATGGGATTGCGTAATACCGGAAGTCGTATCTGCCGGATTCTGCTTTGGATCTGACAAAGTCAATTACATCGTCTGGAATCAGTTCCTCGTCTCTAAAAAAGACTTTAACCTTTTCAGTGATGCCCATATCTCTGTAGACCTCTTCAACCAGTTCCAAGACACATAAACTGTCTTTACCACCGGAGAACGCAACCAGCAGCGTGTCAAACGTGTTGATTACATGTCTGATGCGCTTCTTTGCTTCGGTATATACGTCTGAGTCTATATACAGTTTTTTCTTCTTAGTTTCCGTTGCCATTTAACCAATCCCTAACTGCAATCAGTACACGCTCTGCAATGGTGTCCACGTCTGGGAACTTGCGCTTGAGTACACCTAAGAACTCGTACCATTCTTCCTGCTCTTCCTCATTGTTGAAAGTAAGCTCATAACAGATGCTATAGCCTTTTTCCTTTGGCATTTCCTTTGGCTCTGGAGCTTCCTCTTCTTCATCCCACTGAGCTTTCAGTTCTTCCATATCCAGACTAAAGCCAAGTGCATCCATATCGAACATCTCGTTTAACTCACCAAGCTCTCCTGCCAGCAAATCATAATCCCAAACCGCAAATTCACTGACCTTATTATCAGCTAAACGGAATGCCTTAATCTGCTCTGGAGTCAAATCATCTGCAATAATAACCGGAACTGTTTTGAATCCCAGCTTAATTGCAGCCTTATATCTGGTATGACCGGTCACAATCACATTGTTGGAATCCACCACAATCGGTACTTTGAAACCGAACTCTTTGATGCTTTCCAAAACCTTAGGAACTGCTGCATCATTCTTACGTGGATTCTTTTCGTATGGTATCAAGTCACCCACGTTCATCTCAATTACATTCATGCTATTCCTCCATTCACATGAAAAAAGGACACAAGCTCTAAGCTCATGCCCTACTCTGTCCTATCTTTACATCATATATAATATCACATTTTCATATAAAGTTCTATAAACGTAAGTCAATCTGTCGGATAGATTTACTTGCCTATCTCACAACTTCCTCAACTGTCCATCTCAGACCATCCATCACAATCACATCGCCAACCTCATAGACCTTATCAGCATACAGAGTGTTTTGATATTCGTCATTTCTTCTGTAAGCTCTCTCACTGGTTATTATGTACTCATGCTTAAAATTCATATTCAGACCTCCTTATTTAACCCAAATTACCATGTCGCCATTAAACGTCAGCTGCTCTTTGACCGGTTCATAACCATTGTCAGTTGCCCACTGGTTCGCGTCCTCAATGCAATCCTTACTCCACGCTTCAAATCTCGCTAAAATCTTCTTAGATTCCATATGTACCACTAAAACCATATCTATTCCTCCTCTTCTACCCAAAAGTATTCATCACTGTAATTAAAACTCGCTTCGCACTGCAATTCGTCTTTCCAAAATCTTGCTTCCTCTTTGGTTTCATAAACACCGTAACTTCTTCTCTCGCTCACTACTCTGTACTTCATATTCAATTTCTCCTTTCTTATCATTGCCCGTCTTGCCGTTAGCCCAGCTATGTATCAACTATCTTGCATCTCTTAACTCATCGCCAGTATAGGTTGTTCTTCTAAACTCTTCCTGCCACTGTTCGTGCTTTCTTAACTTTTCATCCTGCTTCTTGCAAAATGTTTCATAATCTTCTTCGTTCAACAGTTCCTTTGCAAATCCTCTTGTCAAGCACTCAACCATTTCTTCCATTGTCATTTCATAAACCTCATTATCAATTTCAAATTCCCATGTTCTTGTCATTTTTAAATCCTCCTTGTCAATTTTAAATTGCTTTTCCTTACATCTATACTCTAACACATCTAAGAGAAAAAAGCAAGTAAAACTTGCATTATTTTTAAAAAAATTTAGGGGATTCATAAGAACCCCCTTTTTAATGTGATTTTAAATTGCCTTTTCGTCTAAAATTTTTTGCACTGTCGCAAAGGCATTGTTTTTTATTTCGTGAACCCACGTGTTCGAATTATCCCATTCATTTGAAATATCCGTCCACGACATCCCTTGAATATAATGCTTATGTAGCAAATCATATTCCTTTGGATTCTCTACGAGTTCAATAATTCTCTTGACGTTTTTAAATTCATCAATGTACCGGTCAATCAGAATGTTGATTTCTCTTTGCAGGTCAATTATTTTGGCAACAGTATCTCCTAATGAGTCTTTGCTACCGGATGTCTGAACTTGGTCTGGTGTGAGTTCTTTGTTTAGTTTACCTAACAAATCATTGAGCATATCAAGTTCACGCTGCAAGGAATTTATTTTCACATTCAACATAAAAACAGAATCTAAATACTCTCTGGCATTCATTACCTTATCTCCTTTCAAAAATACCTCTGTGCAAGTGTGCAAGATGTGCATCTTATTTCTATATTCTTATATTTTTATATATTTAGTATCATAATTTAGTGATTTACTTAAAATATATAAAAGTAAGAATTGTGCATGCACATCTTACTCACTTGCACAAACCCTTTGTTTATGCGCCCTCCAGCTGAGTAAGATTGTGCATCTGTGCAAGCAAAATTCAGTTGTGCAAGATGAGTAAGATAGTTTTTACGTTTTTCAAAAAGTACAAAATCCACTTGCACATCTTACTCACTTGCACAAGACCGTTTTTATCTTACTCAATCTTGCACATTAACGTGCTAAATTATTTGACATACATGCCTATCTGTTTGCCATCAATTCGTGTACGTTTTACGACTAATCCCAGATGCTTATTCAACGCTTTAGAGAAATTTGCCAGCGTTAATTCTTGAAAACCATTCTCTGCACAAAAGCATTTATATTGTCTATGAACCTCTTTAGTCTCACGATTTACTAAGTCCTCTTCGTCATGCTCCTGCAAGAATACCAAAATAGGATTGTTCTGCAACTCGTATTCTTCCAGCTCTTTTCGCACTCGCTCACTTTCAGTAAAGCTCTTGTTCTCTAATACTTGCTTCAATCCTCTCAACCCCAACTGAATCATATATTCCATGCACTCCGTTGCTCTGAGTTTCCATGTGATATATGGGTCGTAATCTGGGTCGTCTTTTGTAAACTTCGCATTAAAAGGGATAATAACTAATCGTCTTTTCAGTGCTGCAAAACCTTGTGATTTCGTCCGTGGTAAGCTATTTGCACTAACGAATACTTTAATGTAAGGGTCAAAGAAAAACGCATCCTGCCCTTTAAATTCCGCTTTGATTTCATTACCGGATACTATCTTCTTCAAGTTTGCCACTGCTCTGCCTTGCAAAAATTCATCCGATATATCGTCTGCCACGTTTGCCAGTTTTCCCATCATGGTTGCCGGACTAAATCTCTCGTCCAGTTCATTCAGATCCAGCGCAGATGTATTGGGTTTGCCCAACACATTCTTAACTATATCCAAAAACGTAGACTTACCATTTGCACCCTCACCGGTCAAAAAGAATGCCTTAGACAATTCATTTCGTCTATAAAAGCAATATCCCATCGACTCTTCCAGTAACATTCTGATTGCTGCATCATCGCAGGACATTTTATCCAGTGTCTTATCCAGAAGTTCACTATAAGCCTTTGGGTTATAATCCCACGGAATTTTGTTAGTGATTACAATGTCTGGATTAAACTCAAGTAACCGGTCATTTACTAAATCATAAATGCCGTTGTTGAATGCTATCAAGTTAGCATCTGCCATCGGATAGTTTTCTGCACACAAAATCTCCAGATACTTCATAACTTCGGAACGCTGGGCATCTTTCAAAGTAGGAATGTGCCGAATCATAATAGCTTCAATTTCTCTCTTGCCACCGACATACACTCCATCTCTGTAAACGTGTAGCACACCATTGATTCTTTTCACATTGTCGTTGTTCTTTAGGAACATTGCAAAGTTGTTATGCAGGAATGTTCTGCCGTTAAAGAATACTTCTTCCGGAAACGCTTCATCTCGGAGAATCACTTCCAACTCTCCAACGGATAATGGTTCTTTCAACACATACTTGTTAATGATTTCAATGCATCGTCTACTTTCGTCTTTACTGAATCCAGCGTTGGTAAGATTCAGAATGTAACTATACAAAGCACTATTCCTACCCTCACCCTCTTCCATTTCAAAAAAGTTCTGACTACTGTTTACCGGATGCAACCACTTAGGAAGCTCACTGTAATTTCCGTCATAGGAATCCCATTCAACAAATCGTTCCTCTCCGTCAATCTTGATTACTTCGTAAGTGTTTTTACCACCAACTTTAATGTCTGCAGTCAACCCACAAGCCAGTTTTCTACCAGTACCGCATTTAGCAACACCAGAGTTCTTAAAAACAAAATGTCTGCCACGCTTCGTCAGATATACTTTGCAATCCAGTTGTAAATCTTCTACGATTTTC